AGCAGATCGCGCGGCTCCGGGTGCTCTGGCCGGTGCTCAACTCACGGCCGGAACACACCCAGGAGATCGTCCAGGCGATCCGCCGGCACGTCTCCCGGCTGAAGCCCGAGGACGTGGAGACCGGCTTCTCGAATGCCATCGAGAACGCGCCGACGAACGGATGGCCGCCCGGCCCGCACGAGATCCTCGGCTCGGTCCTGAAGGCCGCCGAGACCCGTCGCGCGATCACGACCACGCCCGCCCGCCGGTATGCGACAGGCCTCACATTCTCCGAGTGGTGGCACTCCCTCCCGGAGCAGGAGCGCCCGCGCCACCAGGCGCTCGCGCGGATCATGGGCAAAGCGCCCGAGCCCGAGCTCGCGGAGGTCGACGAGTGGTAGGCAACGACCGGGAGCTCCTGCGGCTCGCCGCCGAGGTCTGCACCGCGCGACAGCTGGAGGCGATGGTGCTCCGGGTGCAGGGCTACGGCTACAAGCGCCTAAGCCTGGTGATGGGCATCAGCCCGGAGAGCGCCCGCGACCTCGTGCGCCGCGCGGAGGACGCCGTAACCCGTGCAACAATGGAGGCCACCGATGGACGATAACCCCGCTCTCCTCTCATTCCAGCGACGCCGTGAAGCCGCAGCGATGGAGCGTGCGAAGGCGAAGGCCGCGACCGAGAGCGGCGCCCGTACCGGCGCGAGCGCTCCGCGTTCAGGCGAAGGCGATCACCGCCGCCTGCGCGGGATCCCCGTCGTGGGCGGGGTGGCGGGCGTGATCCCCGGAACGCAGCCCGAGCGAGCCGCGATCCGGAGACTCACGCCGCGCGACTAGAGGGCGTCGGCCTGCTCGCCCGCGTGGGCCGCGACGATCTGCGCGACCCGCTGATGGCTCACTCCCGCAGCGCCCGCGATGGCGCGATAGGACAGGCCCGCCGCATGGGCCGCGAGGATGCAGTCGCGCCATACGTCCTCGCTATGCGCCCGCGCCTGCGCCGCGTGCTTCACGTCCACGAGTAGCAGCGCGTCGCCGAGGGTGACGCTCACTCGCCCCCCGCCGCCGCGCGAGCCGCAGCGCGGGCGGGAACCTCCGCGAGCCGCGCAGCCGCGGCGGCCTCGGCCTCCTCCTCGGTTTCGGCAAGGCCGCGCCCGTAGTAGAGGCGGGAGCCGTCGGGTGCGTGTACCTCGTCGGCGTCGTACAGCGCCCACGTGAAGGTCGCACGGTTGCCGATCTGCTCCTCGGTGATCTCGGTGATAATCCTCATGCCTTCACCTCCTCGCAGCAGCAGAGCGCCCGCGCGATGCCACCGACGGGGAAGCCGTCCGCCTCGGCCTGCTCCAGCGCCTGCTCCATGTTCTCAGCGATCCCGAGGCGAAAGCGGATCGCCGCGGAGATCGCCGCGGTCCACTCACTCACGCGGTCGGTGTGGACGAGGATCGCTCCCGGCTCACGCGCCATCGTCTCGGCCACATCTTCGGCGAGCCGTGCGATCTCTACGCGGCCCTGAAAAATGTCCACGAGCGGGTGCCACCTGACACCGAAACCGCTCTGCGAATACTCAATCAGCGAGGCCCGCGACCGCATGGCGGAAACGATGGTCGTCACGCCCTGCTCGGCGTAGTAACCGAGATCGCTCTCGCGCCGCGCTACGCGGAACCCCCGCCCGCCGCCGCCCGGCCGCCCGCTTATGGCGACCGATCCGGGGACGATCCATGCGTGGACCGGCTGAGCTGCTGACTTGCCTGAACTTGCTGCGCTGGTGGTGTTCACGGCGTCTCCCTTAGTTCGCTTACCGTGTGTCAAGTAGACTAGACACTAGGCCGCACGAATGCAAGTCCTACCGCGTGCAATCCTCACGCCGTGCTATGCTCCCTCGCGTCGGGTAGCCGATGGCCCCGGCGGAGTGAGAGGCAAGCGCCGCGCAGGTAAAGCGAAGCGAGGCCACCCACCCACCACACCACGCGCGAGCTGTCACCGCGCACCGGATCACCCTCACGAACGGCCGCCCACGAGGCGGCCTTCGTCGTTCAGGAGGACAACAGTCCCCGAGCTTGCTATCTGCCTCGACTGCGGAGCGATGACCGCTGCGCCGGCGTCGGGCCCCATGCTCTGCGCCGCGTGCGGCACCAGGCGCAAGGCGACGACCACCCCCCGCAAGCGAACGCACGAGGAGCGCCGCTCATCCCCCGAGGCCCTCGAGCGCCGGGCAACCGCTCGCCGCTTCTACTCCTCGGCCATCTGGCGCCGCGTCCGCGATCAGGTGCGCGAGCGCGATGGTGAGTGCCTCACCTGCGGCGCGACCTCCGACCTCACGGTCGACCACGTGATCCCTCGCGCCATCGCTCCCGAGCTCGCATACGAGCCCGCGAACCTGCGGACGCTCTGCCGCTCATGCCACGGGCGGAAGGACGGAGCCCGGGCGAAGCACTACAGGCCCCGCAGATCGCCGCTCATGGACTCCGAGAGGGTGCCCTCGGTTCTTAGGGAGGGGGCAACCGCCCGCCACGGGGGGGAGCCTTCCCGCAGTCTGTACGGAACCTCGGAACGCGATCCGGTGGTGGGCTGATGCCTCCGGCACCGAAGCCGCCCTCGCAGCGCCGGCGCAGGAACGCCGCGCCCGAGGTCACGCGGATTACGCCGGGCACGAAGGCCGAGGCGCCCGAGATGCCCGGCGACTACGGCCCGCGCGGCGAGCGCTGGTGGCGGAATGTGTGGGCGCACCCGATCGCCGCAATCTGGGAGACGTGCGACCACCCCGCCGTCGAGCGCCTGGGCTACCTGATCGACAAGGGCCCGGAGGCCAGCGCCTCGGAGATGGGAGAGGCGCGGCAGCTCGAGGACCGGCTCGGCCTTTCCCCGATGGCCCGCCGGCGCCTGCAATACGAGATCGACAAGGCGGCCGGGGCGACCGCCTCCGCCCCGGCCGCCCCCGCGAAGGATGACCGCTTCCTCCGGGTGGTGTCGTGAGCGGTCTCCGCATGGAGCGGACCCTCGGCCCGTGGGTTGCCTCGTGGATCGAAGCGAACCTCGTCCACGGCCCCGGCGACATTCAGGGCCACCCGATCCGGCTCGACGATGAGCAGCTTCGCTTTATCTTCCGGGCCTACGAGATCGACGACAACGGCCGCCGCGTCGCTAGGCGAGCGGTATTCAGCCGCCCGAAGGGTCGCGCGAAGTCCGAGCTCGCCGCGATGCTCGCGTGCTGCGAGCTCCTCGGGCCATGCCGCTTCGCCGGGTGGGACGCCGACGGCCTGCCGATCGCTAAGCCGGTGGACTCGCCGGTCGTCCTCTGCGTGGCGACCGAAGAGGGCCAGGCGGGCAACGTATTCGATGCGATCGTGACCATGCTCCGCGAGGGCTCGGTCGCCGAGACCCCCGGGCTCGACGTCGGCATCACTCGCATCTACGGACCGGGCGGCGGAGTCTGCCGGCCCGTCACCGCCGCGGCGAGCTCGAAGGACGGCGGGCGCGAGACGTTCGCCATCTTCGACGAGACCCACCTCTGGACCGGGCGCGAGCTCCACTCGCTCCACGACACGATCCGCCGTAACCTGGCGAAGCGGAAGGCCGCGGAGCCGTGGTCGCTCGAGGTCTCCACGATGTACGCGATGGGCGAGGGCTCGGTCGCCGAGGGATCGCACAAGTTCGCCGAGGCCGTGCGCGAGGGGAAGATCGGCGGAAACGGCCTCCTCTTCGACCACCGGCAGGGGCCCGAGGGCTTCGACTACTCCGATGACGATCAGCTCCGCGCCGCCCTGGCCGATGCCTACGGCGACGCCTCCGAGTGGATGGACCTCGACCGCATGGTCTCCGAGGCCCGCGACCCGGCATCGCGCGAGGCCGACTTCCGGCGGTACTTCCTGAATCAGCCGACCCGCCCGGCCGACTCGTGGATCAGCGGCGACACCTGGCACGCCCTCATGGTCCCCGAGCTCACCTGCCCCGAGGGCTGCGAGGTATGGGTCGGCGTCGACCTCTCGCTAAAGCACGACTCCACGGCGGTCTCGTGGGCGTGGCTCGCCGAGGATGGGCGCATCGGCGTCAAGTGCCACGTCATCTCGCCGCGCGAGAACGCGGTCGCGCACGAGTACCACCCCGGGGGGATTGACCTGCTCCGCGTCGAGGAGCTCATCATCGACCTCTCGAAGCGCTACCACGTGCGGGCGGTGGTCTATGACCCGCGCTTTATGGAGCGCTCCGCGCAGGTGCTCTCCGAGGAGCACGGCCTCACCGTCGCGCCCATAAACCAGAGCTCGGTCGTGATGCTCCGGGCTTATCAGTCCTGGTACCAGGCCGTGCAGGAGGGCCGCGTCGCGCACGACGGCGACCGGGTGCTCGAGAAGCACGTCACCTCCACGGCCGCGATCGCCCAGGAGGGCGGTTGGAAGATTCGCAAGCTCAGGCAATCGCACCGGATCGACGCGCACGTCGCCGCCGTGATGGCGCACTCGCGCGCTGAGCACGATCGGACGCACGTCGAAGAGGCGAGCGTTTACGAAGATCGGGGGATTCTCACCCTATGACCATCTCAACCGTGCGCGACCTGCTCGTGCTGTGCGGCCTCGGCGCAATCGTCGCCGGGACCTGGCTCCTCGCGGGCCTCGCGGTCGCGCTCATCGTGCTCGGCGTGATGCTGGCCGTCGCCGGCGCGGCCGCTGAGATCAGGGGCGGCGAGTGATCCTCCGCCGCCTGCTCGGCGCCGACGAGAGTCGCGCCATCACCACGGACAAGGTATTCCCCCGGACCGCGATCGGCGCCCCGGGCGTGGCCGCCGGGATGCAGGTCACGCCCGAGGCCGCGCTCAACTATTCGGACGTCTGGGCGTGCGTTCGCATCCTCTCGGCGACCGCCGGCACGATCCCGCTCCACGTTTTCCGCCGGCAGGAGGACGGCCGCGATCGGGTGCTCGACTCCATCGCCGCCCGCCTGCTCTCGCGCCCTGCGCCGTACATGACCCCGAGCACCTTCATCTCGGGCGTCGTGACCCAGCTCGCGCTCTACGGTAACGCCTTCGTCACGAAGTACCGCGACCCCGGCCGCCCGGTCTCATTCGTCGGCCTGATCCACCCCTCCCGCGTGCAGGTGAAGGTGGAGGCGGGCGAGCCGATCTTCCACATCTCCCCCGGCTCCGGGGGCCTCGGCGCCTCGGGAGAGTTCACCCGGCGCGACGTGATCCACGTCAAGACCTGGAGCGTCGACGGGATTGTCGGCCTCTCGCCGATCTCGTGCTCGCAGGCGATCGGACTCGGCGCGCAGCTTCAGCGCTACGGCGCGCAGTTCTTCGCCAACAGCGCCCACCCGTCGGGCGTGCTCCAGACCTCGCAGCGGCTTACCCCCGAGGCCGTGGACCGGCTGAAAGATTCGTGGAGCTCGAAGTTCCAGGGCGCCGAGAACGCCGCGAAGGTCGCCGTGCTCGAGGAGGGCCTCTCGTGGACGCCGATCACCCTCCCGCTACACGACCAGGAGTTCCTCGCTCAGCGACGGTACTCGGCGCGAGAGATCGCGGCCATCTACGGCGTGCCCGGCCACCTCATCGGAGCCGAGACCGGCTCCTCGATGACCTACGCGAACGTCGAGCAGAGCACCCAGGCTTTCCTCGCCCATGCGTTGCAGCCGTACCTAAAGAGCATCGAGGAGGCCGTCGCGCAGGACGAGGACCTCTTCCCCGCAGACGGCCCGGATTTCCCCGAGTTCATCCTCGACGCGATCCTCCGGCCCGACGCCCGCACCCGCGCGGAGGTCTACTCGACCGCCCTCGCCGGCGCACCGTGGATGACGCCCGCCGAGGTCCGGCAGCGCGAGAACCTGGGCCCGCTCCCCGACGAGATGATCGTCCCGGGTCCGGTTGCAAGCGACACCGCGGGGGCCGAGTAGTGGCGGACCTGACACCTACGGGCGAGATGCGCGAGGAGGCCGCGAAGGGCCTCCGGTGGTACGCGGACGGCCTCGCCGGCGACGGCGTGGTGGCGACGACCCTCACGTGGGCCCGCAGGATCGCCGAGGGCGATGAGCTCACGCCGGAGCGCGTGGTCACGATCCGCGCGTGGCACGCCCGGCACGCCGTGGACCTGGAGGCCCCCGCGAACGCGAACCCCGACGATCCCGGCTATCCGGGCCCCGGCCGAGTGGCATCGGCCCTCTGGGGCGGACCTCCTGCGGCCGAATGGGCCGAGCGGAAGGTCGCCGAGCTCGAGCGCGAGGCGGAGGACGAAGCGCGCGGGCCTAATGAATCCGATCAGGAGGAGTCCTTCATCATGGAGCGCCGGGACCTTTCCGGCCCCGCGTGGTCGCCGCGGCAGGCCGCCCTATACGACGTGCTCGAGCAGGTGGTCGACGTATTCGGCCCGTTCGACCTGGGCACCGGGCCCGACGGTATTCACTACGTCCCCGCGAGCGATAACCCCTTCGCCTCCGAGGGCCTGAAGTGCTCCGGATGCGCGTTCTACGAAGGCGGCGGCGGGTGCGAGCTGGTGGGCGATGAGGTCCGCGTCGAGCCCGAGGGTGTGTGCAAGTTCTGGATCATCCCGGCCGATCAGGTCGCCGGCGCAGAGGTCCCGGAGGACGCCCCGCAGGAGGCCGCGGGCTACGGCATGAAGGAGGACGAGGAGGAGGAGCGCGCGCTCGTGACCGCCGCTCCCTTCGTCGGCCCCGCGCTCGTGGCGCTGATCGGACCCCCGGGCTCCGGGAAAAGCACGTGGGCCCGGGCGGAGCTCCCCGACGCCGAGCGCGTCTCGCTGGAGGCGATCCGTACCGACGACGGCGCCGACCGCGGCCAGGTGATCCGCGAGGCGATCTCGCGCACCTTCACCCTGCTCCGGGAAGGGCGCCTCGTGGTGTTCGACTCCACGCTCTCCTCGCCCGCGTTCCGAAAGCGCCTGCGCGGTATCGGTCGCCTGCTCGGCGTGCCGGTGCACGCGGTGGTATTCCGGACTCCGCTCGAGAAGCTCCTCGCCGCCCAGGAGGGCCGCGAGGCCCCGGTGCCGGCCGAGCGCGTCGAGGAGATGTACGACGAATACCAGGCGCAGTATGCGGCGATCCCGGGCGAGGGGTGGGCGAGCGTGAGCACCATCTCGCGCGAGGGCTCGCAGGAGCGGACCCGCGCGGTGGAGTTCGCCGAGCTTCGCGCCCGCCTCGCAGGCGAGACCCGCTCCCTCGAGGTCGCCGTCACCGAGTGCCGCGCGATGCCGGCAGACGACGGCGGCTTCACCATCGAGGGGCACGCCGCGGTGTTCGACTCGGCCTCGTATCCCCTCCCGGACGGTCGCGGCGGGACGTTCGTCGAGCAGGTGAAGCGCGGCGCGTTTCGCTCATCGCTCCAGAACCCCGAGGGCCCGACCGCCTTCCTCGTGAATCACGATCCGAACCTCCTGCTCGCCTCTACGCACTCCGCGCCCCCGACGCTGGAGCTCTGGGAGGACCCGAAGGGGCTCCGCCTGCGCGCCCGGGTGGCGCCGACGTCCTACGCCGAGGATCTGCGGGTCCTCATGGAGCGCGGCGACGTCGCGGGAATGAGTTTCGGATTCACGGTCGAGGCCGATCGCTGGTGGCAGGACGCCCAGGGGCGCACCCGCCGCGACATTCAGCGAATCGGCCGCCTGACCGACGTCTCGATCGTCACGGCCTCGCCGGCATACGCCGAGCCGAGTTCCGAGATCACAAGTCGCGGGGCCGACGTGCCCCACGAGGAGGCCACCGCCTCCGACCC